ACGTTGTAAGTATCTGTTGCAGTTGTGAAGTTTTGTGCGCTTAACGCACTTCTACCTATAGCAACAGAATGACTACCTAAAGTGTCAGAACTTAAAGAAGAATAACCTATCGCAACATTACGGTCAGCATCTGTTAATGCATCTCCAGCTAGTCCACCGATGAGGGTGTTCTGTATGCCTGTGGTTACTCCTGCTCCTGCCTGAAAACCTACTGCTGTGTTGTAAGCATCAACACCTGCATTTTGTGCAAATAAAGCCTGTGTTCCTACAGCAGTATTTTTGCCGTGACCGTCTTCATTTTTCATAGTTTCAAAGCCAATTGCTACATTATTTCCTCCACCAACAATGTCTTCTCCAGCAAGATAACCTATTAAGGTATTAGAATCCCCAGTAGTTAAGTTAGTACCAGCTTCGTCACCCACAACCACGTTGTAGTTACCGCCAGATGCTATTGAGTTACCTGCGTTGACACCAAGTCTGACGTTAGAGGTTCCTAGTGTTGGAGTAGATATGCCATCAATATGTAAATTTAAAACAGGATTAGAAAAAGTTGTACCTTCTGATGCTGTAGAAGGAGTAAAAGAAAATGTATTTGTAGCGTGTGTAGCTGCTCCAAACTGCCAATTATATTGGTTAGCAGCAAATATGTATTGTGTTTTTAAACCACTACCACTTTCACCACCAATTTTTAAAGCAACTCCAGAACTATTACCTGAATTAACATATGTAAGCCCTGAAACATTTAATGTAGATGCCATATCCACAGCACCATCAATATCCACTACATCAAGGTTAGTTGTGCCGTCTACGTCTATATCACCTGAAATGTCTAAGGATGTTGCGGTAACAGAGCTATTAAACGTAGCCGCACCTGCTGCTGACATATCAAGGGTCAGGGCTGTAATTAAACCACCACCATCTGAGTCATAACCTTTAAAAATAATGTCTTTGTCGTTGTTATTTGTTTGAATGGTAAAGTCATTATTGTCCATCTTTACAATAGCGATTGTAGCACCATCATCTTTAAAGAATATATCCGCACCATCAGCATCAAGGATAATATCCCCTGCTACGTCAATGCCACCATTTAATATTGCTGCACCAGTTACAGTTAACGTAGAAGCCATATCAACGGCACCATCAATGTCTACTACGTCTAGGTTAGTTGTGCCATCAACATCTATGTCACCTGAAATGTCTAAGGATGCAAATGTACCTACACCTGCTGTTACATTACCTATTGTACCACTAAATACTTCAGAACTATTTGTAGCAGCAGTTAAGAATGTAAATGCAGATGCACTGTCATCATAACCAAAGAAACCTACCTTTGCTGCAGAACCATCGTGGTATCTAAACTCAATACCTCTGTCTTTATTATCATCAGATCCCGGAGCAGAGTCTCCACCTAAAGTAAAGATAGGATCATCTATAGTAACAGTAGTACTGTTTACAGTTGTAGTTGTACCATTAACTGTAAAGTTACCAGTAACACTTAAATTATCATTTATTGTAGTTTCAGATGTAGTGTGACCAATAGATACAGGTACACCAGAGGTTGCAGTACCTATAGTAATACCGTTTGTTGTATTAGAATTATCAATGTTTAATGTTGATGTACTGTCTAACGATATGTTAGATCCATCAACGACAAGTGTACCATCTATATCTGTGTTATCTAAGTTAGTAGTGCCATCTACATCTAAGTCACCATTAAAGTCTACATTTCCAGCGACTGCTAAAGTTGTAGCCATATCTACCGCACCGTCAATGTCAACAACATCAAGATTTGTTGTACCGTCTACGTCTAAGTCACCATTAAAGTCTACGTTACCTGCTACAGCAAGAGTTGTAGCCATATCAACTGCACCATCTATGTCTACTACATCTAAATTAGTAGTACCATCAATGTCTATATCTCCAGAAATGTCTAAAGATGCACCAGTTAAAACTCCAGCTACTGTTAATGTACTAGCCATGTCTACAGCACCATCAATGTCTACTACATCTAAATTAGTAGTACCATCTACATCAATATCGCCAGAAATATCTAACGAAGCTGCGGCAACTTCACCTGTAACTGTAGCACTATCTATGTAAACATCTTTGAAACGTAAGCTGTTAGTACCTAAGTCTACATCTGAGTCAGTAACAGGAGAAATAGAACCATCATTAAATGTAACTTGGTTTGTACCTGCGTTAGCTATTGTAATAACATCTGAACCACTAAATGTAATACTAGTGTTTGTGTCTCCATCACCAGCTATAGAGTCAAGTTGAACTGCACCTACATTTGAAAGAGCAGCGTCACCAAAGTCTACAGCACCTGCAACTGTCAATGTTCCAGATACATCTACGTTACCGTTTATGTCTACAGTAGTAGCAGCTATCTGTATTTCTGTGTCAGCTACAAGATCAAGCTGTCCATCTGCTGAAGAGTTAATATATATTGCTGTATCACGGAACTGTATTTTTTCTGTAGTGTCAATTAATATGTCATCAGAAAATCTAAAGTAATCTTCATCTTCCATCCATATTAATACACCATCATTTGACTGACCATCAAATGTTACAGTTATGTCTGTACCTGCTGTAGCGTCACCAATAGTAATAGAAGTACCAAGTAACTTAGTTATTGGACCACCTTCACCTTCAGTATTATCATGTGTATGCCCTGATGATGCAGCAAATGCAGCTAGTAACTGATCAAATTCATTGTTACTATCTGCAGCTTGTATTACATCTCCATCAGTATACGAAGACTGTCGTGTATAATTTGCTCCCATTTATCTTCTAGCTCCTAAATCAAATTCTAATTGAAAACCTTTTAATGAATATGGAGCAGTTACTCCACTATCATTAACTCTTAATGCTACTGCAAAACCTGAACCTTCTACAGGTTGTCTTACTAAAGGTGTACTTGTTCCACCGTATGTTGGCCCACCATATGTTGCTATTCCATATATACCAGCAATGTCGGATGAATCTAATGGGTATGCTGCTGGTCTAGCAGACTCAGCACTTTCATAATCATACCTTACAAATAAGTCTGCGTCAATAGTAGATTCAGGTTTAAAGTTAACTATTACCCTTTGCATATGTTTTCTAATACCGGGGTCATCCATAGTTAAATCTGAACTACGATATTTAGCGTTTATTGCTGTTCCGTTAAAGTCGTTACCTTCTTCTTGTCTGTATATGTAGCCATCAAAACTACCATGTAAAATAAGTATATTACCCTGTTCAATAAAAGAGTCTGTACACGCAGGTTTAATACCTTTTATTTTAGAAAACTCGTATGCTTGTTGTCCACTTTGTTGTTTTTTAAGTACGCAGATAATACCCTCTGTTCTACTTTCTAGCCCTGCAGTTTTAGTAAAAAATAATCTATACTGTGTTTTTTCTGGTATAACTACAGATTCAAATACTGAAGAGTCTAATATGTTATCATCAAATATAGACTGAACATTACCACTAATTGTACCAATGTTAACGTCACCAATGTTTTGTGTACCAGCAACAGTACGTAATCCATCTGGCCCTAAAAAAATTAAATCACCAGCAAATTCTTGTATAGTCTTACCGTTAATACAACCAATGTTTCTAGTAACAGGAGTAACGGCAAAGTTAGAAGAAGAACTACCTGTCAATTTAAATATTCTATTTTCACAAAATATAAATAAAGCGTCACGGAAAACTTTTAATCCAACAATAGTGTCATCTACTTTAACACTACCTGCACCTGACCCACTATTAAAAGCATCTTCATCAAATGGTTGGCTAAACACTAGCTCTTGAGGTGTACCTGACATACCTGCGTAAAACATATGTTCTCTGTATGAAGCTACAATACTTGCTCCTGCTACAGAACTAGTACTTACATCTGTTGTAGCTAACGAGGTATTTAAAACTACAGGTGCATTTGCCCCATCTACAAGAACTATTTTATCGTTGCCATCGTAATTAAATCGTTCAAAAGAATATTTACCTGCACTAGTTCTTCCTGTATCTCTTACTGTCCATGTCTCTGATACTACGTTTCTAGCAGAGTCTGTAGAGGCACTGTGTGCAGCAGCAGAAGTACTATTAGTAGAACGAGTAACTCCAGTAAATGTAGTAGTTGTTTTACCTGTGTACGTAAATTCTTCTGCGTCAATTACAAAACTACCACTAGAACTAAAACCTGTTGTACTTTTAACCGTAACTGTTCCAGAACCTGACAAGGTAGCATCTACAGCTATTGCACTAGACGGCCCTGTACCCAGATCAGTAGAAGCAGAACTCCATATTTTTTCTCCTCTAGCAGCAATTACATTGTTATTAAAAAATGTAACAAGTAATATTTCTTCAGAAGATGCAGATGTTTGTGGAACTATAGAACGTATGTGTCGTTTAAAACCACTTATTCTTCTATAGCCACCTTCAACATCTGGCTCAAAGTTTTCTAGTTGAAGAGCTTCTCCTGCTCTCATAATAAATGTAGAGCGGTTAGCAACTAGTCCACCTTCACATACAAATGGAAAGTGTTGTGTTTGTGCTAAATCAGGCATTAAATAATCCTAGTTGATGTTCGTGACCCTATGTAATTTGAAGACTGCGGTATAAAAGTTGATCGTAAATAATCATATCTATTTATTAACAAAGTCTGCATGTGTTTTATGCCAGCTTCAAAACGTGTAAATGTTACACCATACTGTTGCATTTCACCACGATACTGATACACAAATGCTGTAGCCCCATCTATTATAACTGCAGCAAATCTGTCAGGTATAGTAGTAGTGTCACCATGTGCAGCTAAGTCTGCTGGAAAAGTAAAGTAGTCAAATTTTAATGAGTAAGATTTTGTAGGAAAAGGATATAGTATGTAGTTATTGTCAAGAGTTCTTGTTACGTATTTAGGTATTCCACCATTGTCAAACTGTGCAACTTGTACGCCACTTGCGTGTGCTGCTGCAGTAGTTCCACCAGTAGCTCTAGTGACACCAGTAAGAGTCGTTGAAGAACCTACTGCTGTATATGTCATAACTTCATTACCTACAAAAACAGTACCTGAACTATCAAATCCTGTTGTACTCGCTACTGTTAACGTAGTAACAGAGTCAGTGTGAGACTGACTTAGTGTTGTAGTTTGTATTTCATCTTCTTGTTCTACATAGCTTCTTAGATAGTCGTTGTAGTTTAGTGGGTTTAGACTTATAGATCCATTACCTAAGTCTGAGTCTTTTACTAATCTAAATGTATTATAGTCTACTACTTTAGTAGATGTAGGAACAGTATACTTTACTGTACCTGCTGTAAGAGTCTGTGTAGCGGTAGCATGATTAAACGGATAGTTATATTCTCTTTGATTAATATACCGAATAGCTTCATTGACAGCGTTCTGACACTGTACTTGTATTCCTCTAGCTGATGTAAAATTAGCTGATGTTAACTCAACTTCATTTAATCTAGCTATAACTTTATTTGTTAACGTAAGGTATGTTTCAGCCATTGTATTCCTTAATATTTAAATTAATAAACTTTTTTCATTGCTACAATAATGTCGTAGGTATCCCCAGAACTATGTCCTGTAGTAGTCAATAGTACATCACCATTAACGCCACTACCTGCATTGTTTACAAGACCACCAAAATCACGGTAATCAGAATAGCCTTCTGAGTCAATTTTAATTTTTCTTGCAGATACATTAGTGCTTGCATTCCAAAATAACTCAGCAGACATACCTACAGTATTCCACCATAATTGTTCTATAATAACACTGCCTACTGCGTTACCATGTGCATCTGGCTTAACGCACTTGCATCTACTTTTGCAACTGCTGATTCTCCTGAACCGTCACTTACATTTCTAAATCTCATTACAAGGTTGTGAGGGCCATCAACTAGCGTTTCACTTGTAACTGCATCTGCCATTTTATTTCTCCTATATCATAATAAGTGGGGCAAGTTTACCCTGCCCCACTAAATAGTATTATGCTAGTTGATCACGATCAACTTCGTCAGCACTTAAGTCTCCGGGATTGTCTATGTTCATAAGAACCATCCAAACACGAATCTTACCACCTGTCGGTGCAGTACTTGCAGCTTGAAGTTCAAGATCCATTGTTGTTGCCGTAGAACCAGTAAGGTTCGGGAACACTCCGGGAATCATAGTAGCATATGAACCAACCGCCATAGCGTCTGTGTCCATTGCTGCAACGAACTCATCAACATCAGCAGCAATACCACCTGTAGAGGCAGTAGTAATACCTAAGTTGAATGTTGTGTCGTTTGATTCTCCAGTTAATAGAGCCTCAACTTCATACCCTGCTGCCATAATAAGTGTATCTGTTGGTATTGTGAAGATTTGNAAAATATCGTTTGCAGCAAGAGCCGCAGCGTTATTTGTGTTTTCTACNGCAATATCAATAGTATTACTTACTAAGTATGGTGCAGGAGCAGAAGGTCTGTGAACTGCTTGTAAACTTGATGAATAAGTAGCCATTAGTCAGTCCTCCTTATATGCCAGAAACATAAAACGCACGAGACAATGCCTCTGGGCGTAATATTTTTCTACCGTACATATGCATGCCTCTAACAATATCAGCAAAGCTATCAGGATCTCTGTAGGTTTCTGTTTTATTGATTGAGTCTGCTGTTGCAACTGCTGATGAGTGACCACCAACGATTACACCATAGTGTGTGCTACCTGTTGCTGTTGCACCAGTTGCACCATTACCGACTGCTGGTAGGTTGTTTGACATGTAAACTTTAAAACCGTGAACGTTGTTCAAGATTAATCCATTTTGTAAGCCAGCTCCACCGAAGTCAGAGTTTAGAAGACGTGAATCTTCGTCTTGAAGTAGCTCTGCAAACACAGGGTCTACGACCAACCATCTACCTGATGTATCAACGTTTTGTTGGTCAAGTTTTCTTGACATACGAGCGATGATAGATAGAGGTGATGCTTTAGCAGTAGTTGTGTTTAAGCTATCTCCACCTGCACGAGGAACAGCAACGATTGAGTTGCCTGCTGTACCGCCATTAAAGTCGGCAGCATCCACTAACATAGATGCTAGTAGCTCGTTTGTAGCAGCAGTAGATACAGCAACTGAACCATTTACGGTTGCGTTAACTGTGTCGGCTGTGCCATGCAGTACAGATTGTTTGAAACCTGACAAGTAACCAAGAACGTCTTGGTCAAATTGGTCAGCCAAACGGTAAGCAGCACGATCACTTGCAAGGTCTTGAAAGTTGACGTGTGAATGTGCTTCCTCAATGTCATCAACTTTAAATGCAAAGTAATTTGCTTTGTCAATGGTCAATGAGAAATCTTCGTCATCAAGATCTTGTGGTTGGATAGTTGTGCCACGTGCGTATGCTTTCACAGTGATTTCTGGTTCTTTGATAATTTTAACCGAATCCCCCATGTTAGCTATCTCTCCGAAATAGTCGGAGTTTGTTACAGCTCCTACAACTGATGCTTTGCGAAACGCAAGTTGCACCTGTTTGCTGTAAATGACTGGTGAGAAGTTACCGTTAGGTAAGTTACCATACCCAGCCGCAGTTGAAAATGCCATGTTATTTCTCCTTTGGATTTTCTACAGATGCAAACGAAACAAGTATTCATGTAGTGGCTAAATCTAGTAGGGTGCATTTTAGTAAAAGCTGGCCGACTCTTACATCAATGGGCCAAAAGATAATAGGTAGTCTATATTATTATTGCTGTTTGCTATTAATAAGTTGCGTAGGTAATCTTTACAGAGGCTACGCAACTACATTGTACATATAGTTATACACTATTGTATAAATATGTCAATACCTTTTTAACGAGCATTGCCAGATATATCATATACAAACTTACCTGATCGTATAGCTTCCATGATTTTATCTGCGTTCTTCTCGTATTGCTGTGCAGACATCTTTTGCACAACTGATTCTTTTACCATTCCAGCTTCTTCACCAGATGGTTCACTTCTGGTATTTGTTTTAGATACTGCTTTTGCTGCATCCTTACCTGAAGAAGACTTCTTAGTCTTTATACCTTTGTCTGCTTTATATAAGTCTATAGCTCTTGATGCTGCTCTAGCATCGTTATCATTTTCATACAGTGCGTCTTGTATTGACTTAGGCTGTTCTTCTGCCCACTCATGAAACTCGTCACTATCTCTTATATCAGCAAAGTCTGGATGTGCAGTCATTAACTCAACTTCTGCTCTATCTCTGTTTGCCTTTTCTCGCATCTCGTCTATTTCTTTTACACGAGCTTCTAAGCCAGACGATTGTTCTTTAGCTTTTTTAATTGCTATAGTTTCTACTATGGCTGCAACA